GTTACGCCTTGCATAGCCTGAGAAACACCCTCATTAGCAACATCAGCACCAGCACCAAGGATTTTTCCTAAGCCAAAACCTGTTACGCCGCTAATTATGCCCTTCTCTAAAGAACCGCTTTCCGCCCATGTAGCAAGACCAGCACCCACCGCACCAGCTCCAGCCATCCCAAGAGCTGTACCACCCAACAATGATGTTCCCAGAGCGCTTCCAATCAGAGGCGCTAGGAAAGGCAGGAATGCTTCAGGCTGACCAGTTACAGGATTAATTGTTAACTGCCCAGTAGGAGACATAGAAGCAAGCCCCTGAACCTCGTAGGGGTTCATGTGAACAAGCTGAGAATCTCCGTAACGTCCATGACCAGCCATTTGATTGGCTTGTCTGGCTAGAGGTGCTTTGGGTGCTATGTTGTTCATGCTTATACCTAGCTGGTTTCTACGCCGAATAAATTAAAACTCATATCTCCAGAGGAGGCATAAATTTTAAGCACATCGGCCTGATTAAGGGTCATCCCAATAACAACGGTCAGTGTATCATTTGCTGCCACTGACTTGTCATAGAAAAGATATTGCTTGTCGCTTGCTACCGCCCCCTCAACATGAGCGCTCAGTCGAAAAGTTTGAGCGCCTGCATTACGATTACACGCCACAAAAGAACTTATAGTTGTTTGCGCGAGATCAGGAACCGTATAAAAAGGTGTTACGGTGGTTGCTACTGGAGCGATCTGACCTAAGACTTTTATTACATCAGCCATTGCCTGCCCCCATTAATAAGAACTGGTATCGCTTTAAGGCCAAAGATTCTTCTTTGCCTCCCTTTGTAGAGATTTCTCTAACATCATCACCGACAGCAGAAAAAGAACGCTCTATAGATCGCCTGAGCGTAAGCTCATTCTGAAAATCATAATTAGGATTTGCAGTAGGCAATACAACTAAATTTACTTTCTGAGCCATTAGCGCCTTCCGTCAGGTCTTATATCAAATCTAAGCTGGCCTAAAGTCCACCCATAGCCAGTACCAGTACTCTCAACTCTTATTATTGACTCTCTAGTTCTTGCTCTTACATAAGACTGATTAGTCGAAGGCGTTACCGTAGCAGTAGCCAATGTTGTTGCCGTGTTTAAAGGAAAGTCTTTTCCTTTTAAGGTGATATCCATTGCGGCACTTGCAGTCGTTCCTCTGAACTCAAAATCAGGAATCATCCTATTCACAAACATGAACTGTTCGCCTTCTCCCATTTCCACACCACCAGACTCTATGTAGCCATTCATAGCTATGCCGTCAGCGTCATGACCAAACTCATGATTGTATAAATAGTTTTCTTGTGAGGAGGTAATGGCTGAGGCGGCAATAGGATAAGTCCTAGTGTTGGCTGGTATCCATGCGCCTCTGGTTAACGTCCCTATAGCCCAAGAGTCTTCCATGTAATTGTAAGAAACGTAATTAGTGCATTCTGTGTTGCCCGTACCTACAGGATAAAACCAATAGACTTCGGAAAAATCTACGCTTGTAGTGGCAAATACCTTGTACTCTTCTGATGTATTTATATTGCTAAAAACGTAGTCAAGGACAGTACAGGTCAAACGCTGGATTGAACCGTTATAAAAGTAAAAACCACCCCGATCCATGAAGAAAACCATATCGCCTGCATTGGTAGCGGCGTTAGGAGATATCATTGACAGCCCTTCGTTTACAACCTCAAATTGATAAGTAAACGGAGAGCCAGAGAAGCGCATAGAGTGAATGCTGTTATTGGTAAAGATTAGTATCTCTTGCCGAGTCTTGATAGCCGATACAATATACGATCCCGCCGTAAGGGTTACGCCACCAGAAGTGTTTGTAGAGGTAGGAGTCCAATCAAAAGGATTTTCTTGGTCAGACCATCTGACTAACAGAGGATCAATAGTCGCTGCGCCAATACCATTGCACCCAAAACAAATAGTATGACGATCTGTTTCTGACACCATGACTTGTAAGGCTACAACAGGAGGGCTTACTGCTCCTACCTTGTCAGTAAGAGCCACTGCGCGAGTTCCAGTCCCTGCGCTTTCATCCCAGTAATAAATCCCACCACCACGCACACAAAAAATCAGGTCATTACCAAAGGTGTCTTGGCTCCAAAGCCTAAGCTGGTTGCCAGAAGTAATAACCGTTGAGCCGCCCCAAGCCGCGCTACCCCACGTTCCCGCGCCAAATCCTGAAGAAGAAACGTAAGTGTTAAGTCCTGTATTGATTTGGTAAGCACCAACGACCGACCCTCCGCCATTTCCGACATCGCCAGCAGATGCCGTTACCGTAACCCCAGCCGTAGTTTTAGCTGTAATTGTGTAGGTGTTGGGATCGGCAACATTGAGAATTTGGTATTCCTGATTCAGGACAGCCGCAGTGACGTTACCGCCTAGCGAGACTGCTCCTGAAAAAGTAACAAAATCATTAGTAACTGCGCCGTGATTAACATCGGTAATGGTTAAAGTAGAAGAGCCATTAACAGCAGCAAAAGTAACCGCTCCTGCGAGAGTCGTTTCTCTTATCGGCGTAACATCATTGTAATTAGCGCCTTCATTAACATAAAACTTTAAATTGGTTCCAACGCCAAGATACTCAATAGAGGCTGATGCTACCCAGTCTAATAAAGAGCGGCATATTCCCAAAAAATAATTGGTCGAATACTTCTGCCATCCTCCTATTTGTTCTGGCCTGCCTTTCCGAAAACGAATCTTATCGGCATCATACCAACCGCTTCCTGCGGTCAGCTCTGTGCCTTCTCGATTAATACCCGGCTTAAAGTCATATTTAACAAGCATCTTCTATTATTACCCTTATCCGGTTAAGGAATGTTTAAACGTAAGTATTTGCGCTGATCTGATCTGTAATTTCTAAGGCTCTCCCCTTTACCTGTCTTGCCCATTTTGAGTTTAAAAAATGAGTAGCCGCTTCTTTGTGATTTCCCTTTTCCATTTCTGAAATAGCGATCTTAAAGGTAGCAAATCTAACTCTTCCTAAATTAAAATGCATATTAATAATAGCGTCTTTCCGAGGGCCATCTTCCATGTCAGTGAACCACGGGTACTCTTGACTCAATTCTTTAATCGTTCGCCTAATATCGTTCTGGAGCATATAGTCGATTTCGTCATCGCTAAGCCCTAGCCCTGTATGCCTTCTGCTATCGGAGACATTTCTCCCACAGCCTATCGTTTCGATTCCAAGACTATCTTTATAAACGTAGCGCTTTACGCCTTCATGACGCTTTAACTGTGCTATTAACTTGTCCATAGTAACTTCCGTGGCTACTGCTTCTGGCAATGGACACACTGCCATTAAAATCCAGAGAAACCCTAACAACCGTTTCATCTTTCTCGGCTCACGCCTTTTGCTTTCTCGAAGGAGCGCATCGCTCCTAAACCTAACATACCCATAAGGACGGGCATCATCTCCGCAAGCTGAATCATTGGAATCAAAACATCCGTTCCTGTCAGCTCCAAGCCCATGTTAACAAAGGGAATTATAAGAAAGTTTCCCGCCATGCCCAGCGCACATATCCAGCCAATTGCTGGTCGCCACCCAGCCACAAACATATTGTGATGAGCGGCCTCAACCTTGTTGACCTCAATCTGGGCCATGACCTGTTCTTGCGTATGCCTCTCAGCCATTGTCGCAATCTGATGCGACAGCTTTTCACGCAAATCTTTGTCTGGAATTATTTTATCCAGCAACGAGGAAATTGGGCCTATCAATGCGCTAATTGTTGTCAGCATAAGAGTCCTAAAAAATCACCAAAACAAGAACCACAAGTATTAAAATCCCAGTAATCGCTCCCGCAATCTGAGGCGTTACGCTGCTTATCTTTGAGAGTACCGAAGCACCTAGCTTAGAAAGAAAGTCTTTAATCATCTCAACCACCTATTCCGCATCATGTTCGTTAAAATGTTTCTGGAGTAGCGCCTCAACAGCTTCTAAATCCCGCTGCAAATACTCGATCCGTAAGTCTTGTCTAGCGTCATCTGGCAAAGCGCCAAGTTCCCCTCTAGGCCATTTTATGCGGAACTCTTCGTTCAGAAGGACAGAAGACTGGATTCTAATACTGTCAATTTGGAGCTGGGCAATTTCAGAAGTTAGGGTGAAATACACGCCCGCAATAGAAAGGAACCCTGCTAACAGACCTATTAGCGTCTTTAAATCCAGTTGAAACTGAGTATTCTGCTGTACCTCTAATGGTTCTGGCATAGCTCACCTCACTGCCTATCCCAAAAATTAAAATAAGCACCCGCCATTAAAGCGGCTAAAAACACCGTAGTGAGCGCCTGAACAAGGGTTTTACCCACGGTACGCTTGGCAGAGCGGAAGGAATCGAGCAAGTTCCTGAGTTCTTTCACATCAGAATTTGCATCTTCATCAGACAGCCCTACTTCGCGGAGAGCAGTTCTAGCCCCCGCTTCCGCAGCGCGTTCAACCATTGCTTCCATCTCTGCTTCGGTCATTACTCAGCTTCAAGCGCGTCTATTTGAGCCTGTAACCTAGCTATCTCAGCCACTTTTGGGTCAACCCAGCCGTCCACTTCAGTCCAATCTGAACCGTCAAACGTGTAGCGGTTGCCCTGCCAATCGGCTGGTCCAGTAACGCTTTCATGCAAAGTCGCATTACCAGAGTTCATATCGCCAATGTAGAAATCAGGATTAGCTTCATCGCCAACTGTGATCTTGTCAGCGCCCATTGTGACGTTTTTAGCATCGTCAAACAGGTAAGGCGAACGCCCTGTGTCATTAAAAGTTATTGTCTTGCTCATCTTACGAGTCTCCGTTTAAAAGAAGTTGTGTTGTTGAAGTTGCTAGTCCTGCGTTTACGCTACTGCTAACAGTAGTTATTGTTCCATCGTTTTGAACATAGTATTTAGAGCCTGTAACGAACGATGGCGTATTTGCTGTGCCACCATAACCGCTATGGTTTGAGCAATAGTAATAGAGAGTAGGTGCGCCAGTTGCTACGACAATGCGTGTATAGGCTCCTGCGCTGCCGGGAG